TAAGAGCATCAAACGTGATGTAAACTGAGTCCGTGTCGCTCGCAACAACGTAGTCAATTTTGTCGGTTTCCAAAATTTTGTTAAGATATATGTTAAGAGCCTTTTCAATCCATCGTATAGCCAACTGACCAGACGTTGTAATTGCAGTAGCGACCAACAAATCGAAATACCTAAACCAATTATTCCCAATTGCACCATACGCCGAGTTAAGAGATATCTTCTTCGCCATCTGGATATTGTTGTATCTTGAGATATCCTTGAGTAAAGCCCTGTCCTTCGTATTTTCATATTGCTGTTGAGCCGCCAACATAAGTCTTTTATATTCGACACGATCATTGTACATTTTCTCCATTATTTCTGGCAGAAATCCCTTTACATCTCTCCGAAAGAAAGCTCCATTAGGGGTCATACAATACTCTGTATCATTACTAACCGCACCATCTAAAATTTTAGTTACAAGGCCTTCTTGGATATCTGCTCCCTTATTCACAAGAGTCTCTGGTGAAATATTATATTGCATGATTAAATGTGGGTACAGGGAATTTAAATCAAAAGACATTACCCAGTTATGCATCCCTACTATTGGGTCTTTTACATAAGCTCCTTCAAACTGTGATGTTTTTTTATGATCTGATTTTTGTGGTATAACAATCCCTTTTGCCCGCAGATGGTTGTAAATCAGAACATCCCAATAACGCACCGTACCAAGGACATCTGTATAGTTTACCTTAGCATCATATGCCATGGTCAGACACAGCTCAATCAAACGCATTTTATCCTCGAGCATATCAACTAGCTCAACATCCTGTATATTATATTCGATAAATGATTGGTAGTCTTTTGTATACCACTCACTGAATGTATCAAATGGATTACCATCCTTTTGCTCACCCAATTCTACTTTTGCAATATGATCTAAACGATATGACTCCTGAGCACTATAAGTAAATTTACGATATAAGTCAAAATAATCCAGATGAGCAACTCCCTGTATGTTATACACTTGTTGTTGCCGGCCCATCTGATATACTTCTCTGTCGAACACTTTGCCCCAAGGCGACAGTTTTTTCAAACAATCTTCACCAAAAATTTTCTTGATACGGTTGCAAAGATAGGGAATATCAAAGAATTCTGTGTTCCATCCTGTAACGATATCAGGCAAGCATCGAGCCCACTCATCTGTAAACTTTGTCAGCAGATCATTTTCATTTTTACAAAGGCGATAATCAACATCCTCACGATAGTTCTGAAACTCATGTAAGCCCCAAACAAGAATCTGTTTATTCTGGTGATTCTTCATAGTGATCGATAATAATTCTTCTTCAGCCAGTTTAGCAGAAGGAAAACCATTTTCACACCGAACTTCGATATCTAGAGTTACAATAAGAAGATTCTCTTTGTCCCATTTCACACGATTAGGATATGTGTCAGAAATATAGGTATAAGCATACTGTGTGTTTCCATATACTATATTTTGGGCTTTCCTACTTTCATACCATTTTTTAGCATCATTGATAGAGTCTAACTTATGAGGCAAAACAGATTTGCCATCAAGAGTAGTATACCCTGTTTTTTCTTTAGTGGTGACTAAATCGAAAAGTGTGGGTTGATATTGGACCCTTCTTTTTGTACGCTGGCCTTTTTCATCAACCTCTCGTACTAAAAGACTGTTACCAAATTGTAATACGTTTGTATAAAAAGTCATAGTTGTAGTTATATCATCTTTGAGGTTATTTGTCAAGGACATATTTGGTTGTAACGATATATTTTCTTTGGGGATTAACCATGACATTCAACATTCGCATGGTCTTTCTATTAAGCAAAACGTCTGTATTAAAATCATCTCTATTATCTAAGCCGAAAGTAATTTCACCATAAGAGGAACCAGCAAATTCAAACTCTAAATCAACCAAATATCTTTTATCTTCTCCACCACCTGTTATAGAAACATAGTCTCCTACTAACTTAGTGGTTATAGTTTTCCCACCATGATTGAACGTAATTTTCTTACCACTAATCTCTATGTCTTCTGCATGAAGAACAGGATATCTAGCATTACCTGTGTCAAATTTTGCAGTTAAATCTCCGAAAGGTTTTACCGTTACAATTTCTTCCCAGCCGCATTGAGTAGGCACAGAATATCTATTATCTGGGTTAGCATAAAAATCAATAACTTCTTTAACTATATTTTTACCAGTAGCCTTTTCGATTCCCTCTGAGCCTGGTGAATGATTTACTTCAAGAATATATGGAGGGTCTTTCTTTGGATTTTTTGAAGGAATGAAATCTACAGCTGTCCAAGAGCCATCAATTGCCTTTGCAGCCAATAGACATTGTTCCACCTCTAACTCTGTTAACTTATATTCTTCGACTTTTGCTCCTTGCGAAACATTAGACCTAAAATCACCTTCTACAACATCTCGTTTCATAGAAGCAATAACCTTACCACCTAAAACTATAACTCGTATATCGCCATCAGTTTTAATATATTCTTGGATTAGTAAATCTACATCATCGTTTTGATTGTATAATAATTGAACCAAAGATTCAATTTGTCGTTCTGACTCAATAAACAAAACGCCAATTCCCTTAGAACCTTCCAGAGTTTTCATGATAATAGGAAATTTACTGTCCAATGATTCTAAGGCTTGTTCCCATGTATCAGCATTAGGAATAAGAACTGTTTTAGGTTGGTTCAATCCATAATCTTGTAGCTTAACATATGTCCTGTATTTGTCAGAGGATACTTCAACTGTCTCTCTGCTGTTGACCATACAAACACCAATTTTTTCTAATTGAGTAAGTAAGTCCAGATAACTCTTTTTTAGTCGAACAGAGCCTCGCACAATCGCAACGGTATCGTTACCAATTTCAAAACCCTTTTTATCATCAGCATTGAAGATTTTATAACCAGTATCATATATGATACTTGCACCTTCAACCTTCACAACATAAACATCGTGACCAAGTTTCTCTGCTTCATCCGTTACCCTTTGGGCAGTATGAAACATTTTATTATTATCTGGTTCAGCAGAAATCACAAGAATACGATATTTTTCTTCTTTTTCTTCTGTTATGAAGGACTTGAACTTTTCCACATCAGTCCTCTTTCTTCTTCCCAATATTGTATTTGGTTTCTAGAATCCAATCAGACTTCTCACTAAAGGTTAAAACTTTAATTTGACTTAGTGGTGCTACATTATCGATAGGGTTTAGTACTTCAACTAAGCCCCAATCTCTTAAAAGATTGGTTATGGTGTTTCTTCGAGCGATATCATTACTGGACAAATTTGTTTTCTTTCCGTCTAAAGCAAATAGCTCTTTAAAATGCACAATATAATATCGCCCCTGTTTATGCAGTATGTGACAGGACTGATAAAGTTTTCTTTCCTTTCTGGAAGCTACACCAATACGGGAAAGAGTTTCCCGTACTTTTAAAAAATCATCAGGTTCTTTAAGCGACACTTCAAGCATTTGCTCCTGTGTCCAATTAATTTCTTCCATCTCTTCCACCTTTATACAATCTCTTTTTTATAGCGGAAATTTGTTCATCACTTAATATGTCAAGAGCAATTTTAGCTTTTTCGTTGTTATATCCATAAAACTCTTTAACATACTCTAGATTCTTCAATTTCTTCGCCTTCAGCCAAGGTGCGTATCTTTTCCTTGGTCTTAGACTATTTATCAAAAAATCAAACTGCATTTTCTTGTCTAGGTGGTGCAATTGATTAATTTCGTTAACCAACATAAGGGTATCTTCAAAGGGAGCTACACATTTATTGATGATAAATGGAGCAAATTTCTTTTCCCACAACTCATCTTCAGAATCTAATAGAGGTTCTTTAGTATGGTTTATTGCATTAAGATAATCCTTGAGTTCATACATTATGAAACAATACACTTAAAGACAACAATAGTTCTTAGTTCATAACAGTGTCGAGAAATAGGAGCGGCTCCATGTGGATGAACACCACCATGAAAGGCAACCATTCGATTCCCTTTGTATTTGCTTTGCCCTTCTATCTCTAAGGTATCTTTATTGTAAATAATTGTACCGCCGCCCCACTCTGCTTTCCAATCAAGCCTTGGGTAGTAAACAAAGGTATACCTTTGTTCTGCTGGTATCGGGGAATCCGAATCATCATAGTGAAGATGAGTTTCTAAACCAAAAGTTTGGCCATTGCAATAAATTCTTTCATATCCAGTAATACCATATTTGGACTTGAAATCTAACTTGTTTGTAGCATAGTTAAAAATACTATCAGCCCATTCATAACCACCAGCAACACATTCTTCGCTGTTGTGGCCTAAAAGATTGTGCCAATGTAGATTTGGTTTATTTGTTGCAGATTTATAATCATATTTCCACGTTAGGTTTCTAACTTCATTATCAACCAACATTGCGTTGTGATTTTCTAATATATTATCATAAATATCAATTTTCATTTAAACTTCCCCCTAGCCATAATCTCTGTTAAACACGCTAACATATTTATCTCTTGATCAGAAACGAAAGCTGATTTATACTGATATTCCCCCAGAATTACGACAAGATGGGGTATGCTACTGCCATCAACATAATCGTAAAGGCTGTCGTATAAACGACGAAACAACTTAGTTGAGTCATTATCTAAATTATCGACTACCCATTTCCTGACATTTGTAAACTCCTTGTTTTTCATGCAATGTATCAACTCCTTGATATTAACCTCAGCTATATCAACAAGAATGCCAGCATCAATAGTTCCCGATACAGAATATCGTTGCAGTTCATTTAAAACTCTTCGCCAATCGGGGAAGAATTTATTGATAACTTCAGCTACCACCCGCTTGTCGTAGTTTACTTTACATTCGTCCAAAATCGAAATAGTGCGATCCATGAACTCTGCGGCAAGTTTTTGTTTTTCTTTTGCTGGAATATTAAAATCAATTACACTACAACGTGATTGTAGAGCTGGGATAATTCGGTTCTTGTAATTACAAGTCAGAATAAACCCACAGTTCTTATAAAACTCTTCAATGAACCCACGCAAGGCTGGTTGTGTTGATTGTGGATTTAGATAATCTGCCTCATCCAAAATAATATATTTGCGGCCACCATGTAGAGACACAGTGGAAGCGAAATTTTTAATTTTGGTTCTCAGAACATCTATACCAGACTCTTCCGAGCCATTTATCATCATATAGGTGTTGCCAAGTTCCTCTAACAGAGCCTTTGCTGCTGTTGTTTTACCAACGCCAGGGGCGCCAGAAAAAATTAAATTGGGAAGTTGACCTTCACAAACAAAATCGTTTAGAGTATTTTTTAAGACATTGGGCAGAACACATGAATCTACATTTTTTGGTCGATATAGTTCAACCCACAAAAATGTATCATTCATCTGGGTATGTAGACTCCGGCTCTAATGCAATGAAATATTGTACAGGCACTTTTGTGTTTGTAAAATGGCTGATCTTCTTTGACGATACGTTCACAGCATATGTGCCAGGAATAAGTTTCAAATTTTCAACTTTAAACCAGAACTTATAAGGCACATCCTCGACATTTTCACCAACAGGAACATGAACTTTGAAATCATTCGCTGTATCATTTTTCTTATCAGTCACCTTAATAATAGCATTGCCCTTATTCAAACCTTCTAGAACCATATCAGGAGCTCCAATAATAGCAGCAGCCTTAGTTACCTCTGAAAGAGTACCAGATGTAAAATTGAATTCAACCTCTGGATTGGGCATAGAAATATCATTTCTGGGACTTGTTACTACAGAGGGATCAGAATACCAATACTGCAAGGCTCTACGAGAATCACCATTTTCGGTGATAACAACAAAGTCTTCTTTGAAATCCAGATCAACAGTTGTGAAAATAGACAATGCAGCTAAAAACTCGTTTAAGTCATAAATTGCAAAGTCTTGTGGGAATTTTTCTTCTACTTCAGCAGAAGCTACAATATTTTTCATAGCAGACATGGTAGAGATTTTCTTACCAGCCTTAATCACAAGGTTTTGGTTAATTGTTGAAAAATTCTTCAATACCAAAACCGTTTCATTACTAAGTTTCATTTTTTCTCCAAATCGTTAATATGTAAAGCAATAATACCATAATGAAGCAACTTAAGCAAGTCACTTCTGTTCTTATCTCCCTTTCTGCCGTATCGTTGAGCATACTTGAGTATGTTGCCGATACAAAACCCTTCGCCATGACCACCATCTATGATGAACTCTGTAGCTTGATATTTGTTTTTGCTATAGTGTTCATCATATGTGGAGTCAATATAATCCTTTAACTCAGCAAGAGCTGTGTCTTCAGAATACTTGTAAGGTTTAGTCATCTTTTGAAATGAGTTTATCTGAAAGAGTAGATTTTGTTTCCAAATACTGAGTAAATTCACGTTCAGACATCAATTTACGCATTTCTGTATCTGAATCATGGACATTCCAGTTAATAGCCAAAGTTCTGCGTTCACCTTCACCAAAGAAAGGTATTACTTGATGTTTCAGCCATTGTGGAAATACACACATGGTTCCTACCATCGGTTTAATATATTCTTCAGTTTGCGGTTTCAACATCATAATATCTCGGCGACTGTTCAATCCCCACACTAAATGAGTAAATCCGTCAATACCGCCGCCAGAATCCTTTATCTGTGGATTAACTTCAGGCAATTCCTCAATACAAGGAGGCACTTTCAAATACAAATAAGCAGAAATCCCGGCTGGTGTTTGTACACCATGATCATGGAAAGGATTATAATCACCAGCATACGCATGGTTTGTCCAAGCCTGGAAACAATCTGCTCGAGCATCCCGGTCATAACCTGATTTAAGGTAAGTAGTACCGATTTGATCCAAAATTGTCTTGAGTTGTTTACCAGTTTCAGAGGTGAGATCAAAATTTAACTGGGCAGATTTTTCGTTTTGTTTAAACTGACCAACAAGGCCTTCACCATAATTTTCATTGGCTGGAATAACAACATCATCGATATGAGCATTGAGTTCATCAATAATCTCCATCGGCCATTCAATCCGGCCTAAAACCCAACTTTTAATTGGCCGAAGAGCATAACGCAAACCATGATTGTCCTCTTCCATTGCAGCTTCTTCATCTGCAAGTTCCTGAGCAAAGGTTAGTGCTTCATCGGCTGCTTCACTTGCACCGTCAGAAGTATAGACCGTTTCGCTACTACTCTTAGGCACATGTTTTTCTTTAGGTACAGCTTTTCCTTCCTCAAATTTTACGCCATATCTTGGGGCATTTGCTGGTCGAGATGCAACATTTCCATCTCTATCTTCAGGCGGCCCTTCGCCTTGGTTTAAATCTTCTTCTGCAACTTGACCGTCCAAACCTTCTTCGGCTTGTGAGGGGTCAACATCAAACATTCGAATTCCCATAAGAATCTCCTTATCAATTTTATTCTATTTTATAGAAAAGGGAGCTGAAAGTCAACCCCCTTTTCTCATAATATACAAGAGAATTTATTTGACTGTAATAAGTCGAGGCTTCTTCTCTTCTGGAACAACACGCTCGAGGTCAATCGAGAGCATGCCATTCTCAAGTTTCGCATCTTTGACAATAATATCATCGGCAAGAGTAAACTTGCGCTCAAATCTCCGATACGAAATTCCACGATATAATGTAGAATCGTCCTCACTATTTTCCTTTACGGATTTTACAGTGAGAGTCCCATCAGCAACTTCAACTTCGATATCTTTTTTACCGAAGCCAGCCAGTGCCATTTCAATAACAAAATTGTATTCACCATCCTTTCGGATATTATAAGGCGGAAACCCTGTAGAAGTTGCGTTGTTAGCAACGTAAGTGTTGAGTTGATCGAATACACGATCAAACCCGACTGCATACGGGGTTAGTTGGTTGAAATTGTCGAGAAGACTTAGTGCTTTGCTAGTAACCATGTTTTTTATCTCCTTTACTAAGCAAGATTATGTTATGCACCCCTATAAGGCGGTGCGATTAAATGTGCGTTTTTTTAGTCAAATTTGACTGCATTTTTACAGTAAAAACGTACCAAAAACTCTGTATTGTTATTATTATTATACTACTATATAGGTCGGTAAGTCAACGCCCTTTTAGTTTTTTTTTAAAATTTAATTAGCAGTAACAGTCCTAACCTTTGCGTCAGAACATTCTCCGTTAAGAATTCTAGAAACAGAAACCCATCCACGGCAAGTGATACTATCACTTATGAAGAATTTTCTGTTGCGAGAGATG